TCAACAAGATGTGTCTCATCACGCACCTGTTTATATAAGTTAACATTAAGAAAATCTAGTTTGATATAACCACGTTCTTCTGCGTCATTATAGTCTAAACTAGCATATCCAGTAAATGGATCCTGGGGGATTTCTGTAACATACAAGCCTGTGTTGTGTTTAGTTAAGTTTTCTTTGATAATGCTAGCAGGTGTTGCGTCAATTAAACTTAAGATCTGCTCACGATCAGCAAAGTCTATGTCAATATCACTTTTAAATTTCATAGTTTCTCCACACGCCAATTGCCAGAGTTAAGGTCTTCTGCCGGTGTTTCGTTAACTTTTTCTTTCATACGATCTAACTGCTCACGTATCTGTTCAACATCAAACCGCAACAACACCAAATCTGTTTGTACTGTGGTTAATTGTAGTTTGATTTCTTCTAGCGTAGATAAGATAATTGCATCCATTATAGATTAGCTTCCTTTAATATCAGTTTAACCCATTCAGTGTCTGCTACATAGTCTGTAAATTTACGTTGCCAATACTCGGGATCTATCCACGGCATTACCATACTAATTTGTTCTTCAGTAAGAGACTCAAGAAACCCGACCCCCGAAGCGCAATTAAACACAATCCAAGGACTGATCCTACCATTACTAATGTGATAGCAAATACGATTGCTACTACCATATCTAAAGTAATCACTAAACCCGTTTTTAAGTTCTGGATGTTCATCAGCATAATCCTGCATTTCTAATAAGGCTCGTTCTAATGCGTCTTGTACTGCTTCTTTTTTCATATAAGCATGTAGATATTCTAGATAAACTTTTTCATGAGTCCAATGGTCGAGTTTTTTATTTTCTTTAATCACATACTCTATAAACATACGTGGGTTAACAGCACGTATAGCAACCATGTGACGTCCAAACTTAACAAACGCACTATAATAAGGACTGTCAACAAAATCGCTATAACTTTTAAGTTTAGCTGATCCTTGCGTTAGCTCAAAGAATCGTAGATATGCTTGAAGTCCAAATTGAACTCCAATTTCTTTTTCCTGTTGCCAACGTCGTTTATTTTCGCAAAGATGCGCCGCAAGAGTTGATTCTTTACGGTATTCTTTATCGCAATAACGACACTTAAAGCTCGGCTTTGATACGTTTGTCATCCCAGCCGAGGTTTCGTGCCATGTCTGTAAGATCTCTTTTATCATTGATTTCTGCTAGTAGTTTAATTTCGTCGTCTTTGAGTTCTGGATGTAGTGCTGTTAAGAATTTGATTGCTTTGCTATTAGATTCTTTCTTTTTAGCCGCTTGCCAATAGTGATGTTGCTTGCCCATTCCAGGGCTTACAGAAGTACACAATAACCATTGTAGTTTAGGATGCTTGTTCAAGTCAAAGAAATACTTGTTTACATTTTCATTAGTAGCCAACAAATAATAGCTTTGTAAGTCTGCGTTACCTTGTACACTAGCACCATAGCGCAACATTAGATAGGTACTGAACTTTTTACGTTCTTCATCAGTGAACTTGTCATAGTAGCCACGATCTTTACGATCAAATGCTAACATTTCGTTGCCAATGTACAGTGGATCGTTGTTGGGAGCTGCCATTTAGGTACCTTTACGTATTAAATTAATAATCTGATTGATACTTTGCTGCATATTATTGTAGTTATTTTTTAAGCGAGTAATTTCTTCTTCTTGCCTACGTATCTTTGCGTGTAGATCTTCTACCACTGCTTGATTTTCTTTTAGTTTCTTTTCGTGACTGAATAGGTTAGGACGTGGAATGTCCGGATTCATTACACGCTTTTTCTTTTGTTTAAACTGTAGTGGGTTAAATGCCATCTTTATATTCCTTGCTTAACTTATATATCATTATAACATGATCTAATGCTTCTTGTAAAGTAGTATTGGTCTTGGCCGTATCGCGTATTTCTCTCCACAACAACTCTTCTTCCATGCCGCTATTTGCGTTATATGTGCGGCCAATTTCAAATCTATCAGTAGATCCCTCTTTACGAGCATATACTACGTTGTCAACTCGCTCGTATATGTAGATTGCGCCAGGTTCTAGTGTGCCCATTTTACCATATTTTCCCATAATCCACTACTTCGCTTTGGCGACTAATGTCTTTGACAAAATAAGCACACAGGGGTTTTTCTCCTTGCGTAATAGGTACTGCTAGCATTTGTCCTGGACGTAATTTAGGAAAGTACCATTTAACATCTTGGTAAATATCCACAATCTCAATTGGATGAAATTCTGGCTTAAAGCTACCCAATGGATTAAACGTATAGGCACTAAATCCACGATCATTGATACTAGTTAATGGTACTACTTCTAAATCTCCAAAGGTCTGTTCACCAATTAGGATCTGCCAATCTACAGGCATCTTAACAATGTTACCACCGATGCTTAAGACCAATGCTGGACTGTTAAAACTTTCTAAAAAGATCAAAGGAATAAAGAAGTAATCTGGATTCTTTGGGTCACTGTTATCTAAGATAGCAAACCGCAGGTCCTCGACTTCATCTGGTATCTCATTCATTTCGTACGCTGTATTTTCTAAGGTCAAGATCATTGACAAAATATTTGTTCCTTGTATAAATAATTGTAAGTTCCTAAGGATTTACAATATGTCATTATATTATATATATGCTTACATTAGAAGTCAAGATTCTTTTACTGCTAAAGCTGGCACCCCATATTATATCGGTAAAGGTAAAAATAATCGTATGCATCAACCACATAAAAGTATTTCTGTTCCAAATGACAAAACTAAAATTGTCATTCTTGAATCAAACTTGACCGAGTTAGGGGCATTTGCATTAGAGCGTCGATTAATAAAATGGTGGGGAAGAAAAGATATTAATACCGGAATACTATTAAATAGAACCGACGGTGGCGAAGGAGCAAGCGGCGCCAAACATTCTATAGAAGCAAGACGCAAACAATCAGAAAAAGCAAAAGGAAGACATTCTCCAAACAAAGGCAAGCCAATGTCTCTAGAACAGAAACAAAAATTATCCTTGTCGCATAAAGGAAAGACGATATCACCAGAAACAGTTTCTAAAATTTTAGAGGCAAGGAAAAATTACACACACTCTGCCGAAACAAAACAAAAAATATCAGACAGTAATAAAGGTAAGACTGTTATTATTTCTAATGAAACAAAACAAAAAATATCAATTACACTCAAAGGCAGAGTTCCTACTTGGATAAAAGGAAAACCTGCCCATAACCGAGGAGTTCCTATGTCTGAAATTGCCAAGAAAAATATGAGTAAGGGTCATCAAGATAGAGAAATGTTGTGTTGCCCGCATTGTTCTAGATTTATTGCTAAGTGTTCGTTTAGCAGATGGCACGGTGATAACTGCAAGAAAAATAATTAATTCTGCCACTCCACTTTTTCTACCACGAACGGGTAATTTGCTTCTGTATAAAATTTCTTACGAGTTGTAATATGCCGTTTGGCAAACTTACAAGTTGATGTTACGTCCCAGATCTGTACGAAGTCTTTGTCTTCCGCTTTACGAATGCCACGCCCGATACTTTGGATGACCCTGACAAACGATTTGCCAGGCTCGATAAGCACAAGATTAAAAATACGAGGAATGTTAATACCAACAGCCGCAACGCCATAAGTGGCAATAGCAACCACGTCATCATTCGAAGCAAATTCATCATAACTTTCTTTGCGATCATCTGCTTTAGTTCCTCCGGATACAAACACTGCTCCTGGAATCTTTTCTAATAGGGCTTTACCCGGAGCAATGCGATCAATTAAGATCAAGGTATTACCTGATTTACGTATGTTGTCAATTAAACTAGCAATGTAGTCTAGTCTAGCATCTGTTTCTAACAGATATCTTAGCTCACTTTGGTAGTCTTTGTATTCTACATGATCTATTAGCTGTAAGATATTTACATGACAATTGGCCAAGACACCTTGGTCTTGAAGTTCACTGGCACTTAGTTTACCAACTACAGGTCCTAGACTACACAGTAGACTAACCTGCTCATATGCTTCTTTTGGAATAGTTCCTGTTAGTCCCCAACGTATCGGCACTTGGCTCATTACACCTGTTAATAGAGTTTTAAGCGCATCTGCTTTGGCCATGTGTACTTCGTCGACCATAACACATACAACATCTTCTAAGAATTCCATAATAGTAATATCTGCTTCGCCGCCTTTGGTATTCTTTAATAAGATATTTAGGCTTTGCCAAGTACAGATAGTATGTTGACGTCCAAACTCTTTGCGATCACCAAAGTACACACCCACATCTAAGCCTAGGTTGATATAGTCTGCTTCTGTTTGTGTTACTAATGATTTGTTTGGAACAATTACAATAGTTCTGCCATACTGTTCACAGCAATAACTAAGACCTGCTGTCATCAGTGTCTTGCCAGCACCTGTGGCAATCTCTTGGATACATTGTGGGTTTTCTAGGAACTTATTGATAATTTCAATTTGATAGTCACGTAAGACCACAGGTTGCCCTGCCATTGGGTGTTTCTCTGGCCAATTCTTATGAGCAAATGTTGCTTCACTGACCTGTTGAAATTCAAACTGTGTGCGATAGTCTCTAACATCTTCTAATTCAAGATCATATCCTTGTTTTTCTAAATAAGGAATAATCTCTGGTAGTAGATTAATATAAGTGCTACCGCCCATTTGAAAATATGCTACTTTGCCATCCCAGCGGCCTAGACGAACAGCAGGCAAATAGCGAGCACCTGGAATTTCATATTTGAACTTATTACTAAGTTCCTTGCGTTCACGTATGTCTAAGCCTTCTATCTTTACGTTAACTTCATCTTTAATCAGTAATCTAGCTGTTGCCATTAATTTTCTCTTATTATTGTCGCTGTCCAATAGACAATCTTTTCAGCGCGGTTCAACCAATCTAGTTTACGCCCACCAAACATCATATTGTGAGTGCTGACTAGCAGTGGCACAGGAAAGTCCCAATTCTGCGGAAGTTTCTTAGCATATATTACTTTAACATTATATGGATCATAATCGCTAGAGTTAGTCTTGCCGTTTTGGTCAAAGCGTACTACATCTGACTCACTAA